CGGCTGTCAGCCCTTCAGAACCAAACGATATCAGAGATGCGCGGCGTCGGCGCACGCGTCTGCGTGGTCTGGTCGCGGTCGGACGTTGACGAACTCATGGGGACGCTATGAAGCTACGCGGCTACCAAGAAGAAGCGGCCGACTTTCTGTACGCCAACGACCGGGCGATGGTGCTGGCACCGGTTGGGGCGGGCAAGACGGCGACTACGCTGACCGCGCTCGCGGATCTGTTCGACATGGGCCACGCCAAGCGGGCGCTGGTGCTCGCGCCCAAGCGGGTCTGCACCGACGTCTGGCCGGTTGAGGGTGTGAAGTGGGCGCCTGCTCTCAAGCTCGCGGTTGCGGTCGGCACGCCGACCCAGCGCGCCAAGGCGCTCGCGTCGGCCGCGCAGGTGGTGGTGACCAACTACGACAACCTTCAGTGGCTCGCCACGCAGAAGCTCAACTTCGATGTGATCGTGTTCGACGAACTGACCCGGCTCAAGAACCCGAGCGGGCTGCGCTACAAGGCGCTCGCGAAAGTGATCGAGCCCATGCAGATCCGTTGGGGGCTGACCGGCTCGTTCACCGCGAACGGGCTGGAGGACGTCTTTGGCCAGTGCAAGATCATCGACCAGCAGATGCTGGGCCGCAGCAAGGGCGCGTTCCTGCAACAGTACTTCCACTGCCTGAACCGTGACTACGGTCAGTGGACGCCGCTACCTGGTGCGCTTGAGCGCGTGATGCAGCGCATCAAACCGTGGACTTATGTGCTGGAGAACGCCGACTACAAGGACAGCCTGCCACCACTCAACACAGTCGAGCGGCGCCTGCCGATGCGGATGGACGACTACGCCGCGATGAAGAAGGAGATGCTGCTGCAATACGGCAGCGCCATCATCACCGCGCCCTCGGCCGCAGCGGTGACGATGAAGCTCCAGCAGCTCGCAGCCGGGTTCGTCTACGACAACCACGGCTACGCGGTCTGGCGCTCAGACCACAAGCTCGACGCGCTCGCGGACATACTGGATGAGAACCAGCGCGCGCCGACGCTTGTCTGGTATCAGTTCAAGGAGCAGTTGGCAGCGCTTGAGCGGCGCTTCCCGCACGTCGAGACGCTCAACCATCCGGACAGCGTCACGCGCTGGAACGCGGGCCAGATCGAACTCTTGGCAGCGCACCCGCAGTCAGCCGGGCACGGGCTCAACCTGCAAGGCCAGCACATGATGGTGTGGTTGTCGCTACCGTGGTCGCTGGAGCTCTACGAACAGGCGGTCGGGCGCCTGCACCGCAGCGGGCAGCGCCGGCCTGTGTGGAACTATGTGTTGCTGACCGAGAAGACGGTCGATGACACGATCTGGAAGGGTTTGTTTGAAAAGCGAACGGTGTCTGACCTTGCGATGGAGGCTTTACGGTGATCCCTTTGACTGAGAGACTGAAGGCGGCGCGGCTGGAGGCGCGCATACGGCAGCGCGATTACAACGCTGCCAAGCGCGCGCTCGACCGTGTCTTGGTGCAGATCAACAACTTGGAGAAGCGAATTGAACTGGCGAGAAACTCTGCGAAAACTAAACTCACTCACTGAGGAGCAATTATGGGCGCTGCTGGAAGAAGAGGTAACAGGGAAGAGGCGCGTGTCCGTTGCGACACGCCTGCACATGAGAATTTGCAGGCTGCGCGACTCGCGCGAGAGGCTGGAACTGCTCAAGCGCTTGACGAGCGCTACATGATCGCAGCGGCGACCGACGTCCAGCGCACCTGGCGCAAGCACGGCTGGACGCCGCCCTCGGAGCAGCTCGAGTACCAGGCCAAGTGGGCGGCCGCCCAGCAACCTACCCGACTGAAGGACATGAAATGATCGAAATTTTTGACAGACATGATCAGACGCAAGCGTGCCGAAACCTGCTGGCCACGGTGATCCAGCTTGCCGTGGCCGACGCTTGCTCGCAACCGCCCAAGCGTCGAGAAGGTGACAAGGCGGTCTTGTCGCACATTACGGTGGACGCCCTCACGGCGCTGCGGTTCATGTTCGACGAGAGCGTGTCCGGGCTGAACGAGTACGCGACATGGCTTGACTTTGATCCGGGGCAATTCCGGCGCAAGTTGCAAGACACCATGTACAACGACTCGCCCCTGACCATCAACGGATTTGAGTCTAACCAACGAAGGAACTTCCGCTACAACTACACGACGTGGCGGCGCTTTGCGAACCAAGTCACTGAAGCAGACTTTGGAGAAGATGATGAATGATTGGGCAGAAGGTCATCACACCATCAAAGAACTCACCCGGCAGATGTATGAAGCGATGCTGAGTGGGCAATTCAAGAAGGCCATGGAGCTGTGTGACCAGATCGTGGTCGAAGCAAGGATCACCCGTGCAAAGATTGGAGCGCAAAATGACAAATGAAATGGAGCTGTGGGACGAGATTGCGATACGTGTGGCAGCAGCACTCGCACCCCAGAAGAACATGCTTACTGCAGAACAAGTGGCGAACAGCGCATACGCTGTTGCGGGAGCGATGATGAATAGAAGACGGGAAATCCTCGACCACATGGAAGAACTCGATAAGTTAGAAGAGAACCGTGCTCAAGAGCTGGAACGGCGTAGAGAGCAAGACAAAAAGGCACAAGAAGAATCCAAGAACGGCACACCTCTCACCGAGCTCGATCTCACCGTGCGGGCACAGAACATCCTCCGCGCCGAGAGTATCTACACCATCGAGCAGCTGTGTGAGCGTCGTGCAATGGACCTCATCCGAGCCCCGGGTATGGGTAAGAAGTCCTTGAATGAGATCCGTGAGGTGCTGCGGTCGCGTGGCTTGTTCCTGAAGGGAGACGAACCGAATGACGACAAACAAGGAGGCTGAAACGGATGGAGACCTCTTCTGGAGGTCGATGGACACCTGCCCCGCCGGTCCCAAAGTCCTGCTGCTGAATAAGGGTGGTATAGCCGGGGTCGGTTGGTTTGACGGCAAAGATCAATGGTGGATCGGCTGGCACCCCTTGCCAAAGATCCCGCCTGAGATCAAAGCGTTGATCGGCTACCCGACGAATATCGGTCGGATGATTGGAGACTGACGTGCGAGTACGAGACATTGCTGACTACTTTATAGCGAAAGCACTGCGGCAAATGGTGGCAGAGGTGCCGGAGATACTTGATTGTCTTTCGCCACGTAGGCGACGAATTCTCGAAGCGCGATGGCTGAGCGAAAAAGACGCTTTGACTTTACGGCAGCTCGCCGACGAGTTGGATGTTTCTTCTGCTGAACGTGTCCGCCAACTTGAAGCCGATGCATTTCGTAGAGTCAGACACGCATACGAGCAGCTAAAAAGTAGGGAGAATTGAGATGACTGACGACGACATCATTAGGATGGCGAAGGAGGCAGCAGACCAGTCTCCTCGGGAAGACTGGAACACCAATGCTTGGGTGTTTGGTGAAGATGCGTTGAAGCGGTTCGCCGCTCTCGTCGCCGCTGCCGAACGAAACAAAGTCGCTGCATGGATGATTGAACTCAGCTACGCGACAGGGCACGGCGACACAGTAGAAGACTTGCTCGAAGAACTTGAGTGGCAGGTGAGAGAGCGAGAGCGTGATGCGTGTGCGAAGGTGGCTGAAAAAATGACGCGGTTCTATACGCACAGCGTGACCGCAGTACCCGAAGCAATTAGGGCAAGGGGTAAGTTATGAGCCTTGACGCAATGAAGCAGGCGCTGGAGGCGTTGGAGCGAGGAAGGCCGCAGATTGTCGGGGCGCTGGTTCAGCAAGATCAGGACGCAGCCATCACCGCCCTCCGCACCGCCATCGAACAGGCAGAGCAGGAGCCGGTGGCGTGGCAGGGTGTGTACGACAAGACCGACCTGTATTACCGCAAGCCACCGCAAGCTGACGTTAGACCCCTCTACACCACCCCACCCGCAGCACAGCGCCAGCCGCTGACGGATGAGGAGATTGCTAGAGAGTTTTACAAGTTTGAAGCCGCAAGTGCGTGGTATCAGTTCGCCCGCGCTATCGAAGCAAAGCTGAAGGAGAAGAACCATGCCTAATTGCGAACACGGATTAACGTCTAAAGAGTGCCTGACTTGCGCCTCACCTAAACATGGGGGTGCAAACATGAGGCCAGATGTGAACAATGTCATCCTGTTCAACGGTATTACTAGATTAGACCTGAATCCTGACCTTGTGTTGGAAAACACAAAAGGTAAGTTGCAAGGGTTTGTGATTGCCGGGTACGACATAGACGGACAGGAGTATTTTGCATCGACTTATGCAGACGGTGGCGAGGTTTTGTGGATTCTGGAGCGTATGAAACTCAAACTACTGGAACAAGTGGAGAAAGCATGAGCATAGAAGCAATGAAACAAGCGCTGGAGGCGTTGGATGCTTATTCGTGGGAGCAGGTAAACGCAGCAAGAGCCGCCCTCCGAACCGCCATCGAACAGGCAGAGAAGCAGGAGCCTGTTGCGTGGGTTTGCTACGGTGTAGGTGAGAAGCACGACCTTGACTATCAACAAGAAGATGTTGATGCGCTGCCAATCGGAACAATGCTGTATGCCGCAGCACAACGTGAATGGGTCGGGCTGACGGATCAGGAGATCGCCGCCGTGATGCAGGGGTCCGTCGAAGGCGAACGGATGCTGCCGTACCAATTCGCCCGAGCCATCGAAGCAAAACTGAAGGAGAAGAATGGATGACGCCTTGCCCCAACTGCGGCGCGGCGTTGGCTTTCAAACGATGGCGCAAGAATGCGGATGCTTTCAGGGTACGAAACTGCCTCGCTTGCAAGGCTCGCTTCAAGACGCAGGAGGTCATCCTTTATGAGGTTGGAACCATGACCGAAGAACGCTTGATCAAGTTCATGTCAGAACGCAAGGGCTGGCAGTCGTATGAGACGATTGCCCGTCACTTCTGTATCAGCACTGACGCGGCTCAGGTCGCTATCAAAAAACTGGAGAGGGAAAACCGTGTCCAATTCAAACTCGGGGAACGAGGGCGCAAACTCTGGCACCTCGTCGACAAAGAGGTCGCCCCGCCTGCGCCGCGCAAGTCCCGCGCCAAACCGCAGCCCGATCCCGTGGCCGTTCCCGCCAACAGGGTTTACCGAATCGAAGACGGGGAGAGTCGAGCCGCCCCTAAACCCCGAACCAAAGCCCCGACGCAGCCGCAAAGCTGGTTCAGCGTCCTTGGTAAGTGAGGAGGCGCCGTGGTGACCGACTGGACACCCGAGGAGGAAGAAGCCTGGCGCGAGTTGGAGCGGCGCTGCCCGACCAAGGAGCAGACCGTCCATCTCGCGCAGACGCTGGGCGGCGGGGTGGTGTACCTATGCCGCTTCTGCGGCGACTACCACGTCAGACCGCTGCCATCACCAGAGCAGTCCGTCTGACCTCCAGCACGCGCCGACCCCAGCCACGGCCGAAGTGTTCCCACGTCTTGAGCTCTTGCAGGAACGCGAGCCGCTTGTCGCAGTACGCGTTGATGACATCCGGCGCCGCGATTGCCTCGACCGCCGCCAGCGTCCGAGGGCCAAGCACGCCGTCAGGCGTGGTACCGGCCACCTCTTGCAGGAACTTGATCGCGCGGCCAGGCCCGCTGTTGACCGCCGTGTCGAAGACGACATAGTCGATGCCGGCGGGCAGCGCGCCGCACCGTGGGCGGTCCCAGTACTTGTCACGGTAGACCGGGGTGACCTGCTCGACCGTCAGCGCGCGGATGGCGTCGACGCTGACCGGATGCCCGACCCACCGCTCCCAAGTGTCCTTGGTGACGCCCAGGTTGGTGTGGCCGCCCGGATCGTGGGGGTTGTTGACGTAGCCGCCCTCATGTTGCAGGACGTAGCGCAGGCACTCGTCAAACCGCGTCATTTGACACGCTTGTCCCAGACCGACCAACCCAGCCCGGCGAGCGTGGCAAGCGCGCCGATGATCCCATCCAGCGTCTCACCGTCGACGCCCCAAGACACCGCGAAACCGCCGCCGACGGCGGTCAGGACGTGGCGGACAACCGCCGCGAAGATCGTTGCGTTCATAGTGACCTCACAGTTTGATGACCAAGCTGATCAACATCAGGATGATAGCGCCGGCGCTGCCGATCAGGATCTGTTCCAGCCGCTTGAGGCGAGCGTTGATGCCTTCGTAGCGCACCGCGCAAACTTCTTCGTGCGTCATCAGTCGGGCCTCCACTTCGTTGATGCTTCCCATTGATAAGACTCCATTCAAAGCGTCGGCTCGATGCGCGGCTGCGCCGGAGCCCTTGGTCTGACAAACAAGCCACGCAGCGCGTTCAGCCCACGCGTAAACGGCAGGAGTGCCTCCGGATACACCGGCTGAAGCGCCTGCGCGCGCAACTGGTTCTGGTACTGCTGCTGGCGGTAAGCGTCCTCGGCAGCCTGCTCGCGGCCCTCGTAGGCGCGTAAATTGTTGAGCGCGACCTCCGCAGCACGTTCGTTCGTCTGCTGGATCAGCCGCTCCATCATCAGCCGGCGCGGCTCGAACGCCTCGTTGACCTGGCTCTCAATCGCGTTTCGCATCTCAAAGTCGCGCATGGCGGCCAGATGCTCGTCAGCGGCCTGCCGGTTGAGCCCCAAGATCTTCGCGCGGTCGCTGGAGTCGGCGAGCGACTGCTGCTCGGCAGCGTCGGCCTCGGTCTGCGCGGTGGCGCGCTGGATCAGACGGCGGTCGGCAGCGGCGTCCGACTCGGCCATGCGCCCCTCTCGCGCCTGCGAGGTGTAGTACTGCCACAGTTCGCGGTCCTTGGCCGGCAGGTCAGCGGGCATCATCGGCAGGCCCATCAGATCGGTCGCCTCGCGACGAGCGCGGGTCGCCTCCAGCATGGCGTTGTTGCTGGGCCGCGCGGGCCGGTCGTCAGCCCGCACGGTCGTGTAGGTCTGGACGCGGTTGGTCTTGGGGTCGCGCCAGCGGAAGGTCGTCTCGCCCCGCGCTCGCGCGTTGGCGAACGCTTGGTTGAAGGTCAGCCCGCCACTTTCGGCGAGGAGGTTGGCGAGCGGGTCAGCCATGTCAGTCCTCACTAAAGCTAACAACCGGCGCAGCTACAGGAGGCACTGCCACAGCCGTCGCGCGGCCCGCAGCGCCGCTAAACATTGTGCGCCGCTCTTTACGCGCTAGCGCCCGCTGCATAGCCGCCAAGGCTTCATCAGGCTTTTGATACATCAGCACTGCCAGTTCAGTCGCCGCTTTGTCGTTGATACGCTGTTCAAGATGTCGACTGACCCGTAGGGCGAGCTGCGTGGCTTGATCAAGCGGATTGTAGCCGCGAATTGGAGAAGTCTCTTCTGCGGCTTCAGTAGCAAGGCGTTGCGCGGATGGGCGCGACGCCGCTTCACCTCGGGCTGCAAGTCCTTCTGCGCGCTGAAAACGAGCGATGTCGGCTGCAACAGAAGATAGGTCGGTGAGGTCTTCACGACTAAAATTGCCGACAATTTGCTGGACTTTAGGCTGCACGCGAGCATCAGGCAATGACCGCTGAAACTCAGCCGCTACTTTACGAACTTGACCAGCGCGCTCAACCAACGCTTCCAAGTCAGCAAAGCCGCTTCGGCCCATAACTTGTTTAATGCTACCGCTGTTCTCTGCCAGCAGTTTGACTGCCGCACCAATGTCAGGCTTGTCGCCTGAGATCATGTTGGTGACGCGCTGCACTACAGAGGCTTGAATAGCTTCGCGGCCGTCTGGCGACAACCGCCGCAACGCATCAGACATTTGCGCTGGGCTACGGAGCAAAGATTGCACAATGTCTTGCGGGTTTTCTTGCCCATAAACGCCACGCAACGAACCAATCTCATCCAGCCCTTGCGTAAGGCGCGCCGCTTCGGTTTGGATTCGGTCTAACTGCTGACGCACGGGGACGCCGTTTTGCTCCAGCAACTGAAGTTTGTCGGAATGCTTTTGCAGGAATGTTGCGGCCGCGTCAGGCCGCACTCGCATTGTGACAGGGTCGATCACCGCGTCGCGGAACATGTCTTGAATGCCGCGCGTAAACGCTGCGCGCGCTTGCGGGTCTTGGCCAAAGGTGGTCAGGAACTGACGAGTGTCGGTCGGATCTTTGAAGTAGGCCGCGACCGTGTTCTCTGGCAGGATGCGCGTCTCACCAAACGCAGAATCTTTAAGCAGTCGTCCGGTGACGTTGTCTTTGAACGCGGGCGCAAACCGCAGCCGATAGGTTTCCAGCGCTCTGCCATACAACGCTTTTGCCTCGTCAGACAAGTTTGGTGTGTTGGCAATCACTTCATCAATCTGCCGGTGCATCGCCATCAAATCGGGCACTTGCGCTGGCGTCAGCCCTGCCATGCTACGTTGGGCGCTGGCGATGTCGGAATTGATTGCTTTACGCAGCGCGTCCAACTGCTCAAGCGACATAGTAGGCAATTCGACACCGGTCGTCAGCGGGCGCCCGTTTGGGCCAATGATGAGCCCCGCCGTAGGCGTGGGCTGAAGCGGAGCTAGCGCTCGCGCGATAGCTGGCGCGGACTCCGGTGCGAACTCAGCCAGCGGGCGCCCAAGCGCGGCTCGCGCTGCGTCAGCGATCGGAGTAACGTCAATCTGAGCGCCTTCAGCGGCGTTGAACGCAGCGGCGTAGGCCGGCTGAACTTCCTGCGCCCGCATACGGCGCCGCAGCGCTTCTGCGCGTGATTGAATGACTTCACCTGGCGCCGCGCCTTCCGGGTATACCGTTTTAGCCGGTAGTTCACCTCGAAGTGATGTCATCAGCGCGTTAAGGTTTTGCTCCTCGCCAGCAATTTGGCGTTGCAGATTGTTTCTGACTTCTGACAACCGCGTCAGATCCGCTGGCGCAAGCTGGGTGCCTTCCTGCGCTATCTGCTGTTCAATGCGGTCAAGCTGACCGCGCAGATAACCCATGTTCTTTTGCACTGCATCAAACTGAATTTGCGCGGCTTGCGGCGCTCGTTTAATGCGGTCTTGTAGCGCCGCCAAAGCAATGTTCTCAACGCCGCCCTCAACAACGCGCTCCGACACAGACGGCACATAGCCAGGGGTTGTTCGCATACCTTGCGTAGCGCGAAGCGCGTTAACCCCTTCTGCGCCAGCCGCGCTCAAAAGCGCGTTCTCTGCAATTTGTTCGGCGGGAGTCAGCATACCTTTTACAGACCGAGCCGCACCGAGCCCTAACCTGAAAACGGGCGCTAGGACGGCGCCAAGCGGCCCCGCCATCATCACGTCTTCAGGGCTGAACGGCGCGGTGCCGACAACTGCTGCTGTGCCGCCGCCAGCGGCTCGCAGCCCTATGCCTTTGGCGCCCTGAACAGCCGCCGGAATCTCGAATCCACCTGTTCTAACGGCTTGCCCAAACGCGGGCGACGCCGCCCCAAGCGCTGCGCCAGCCGCCCGTACAATCGGCATTCCTAGCGCAACTTCTGTGCCGATCTGACCAACCTTTGCAGTGGTTGTCGTTGGGTCAACACCGTAGACTTCGCGCAAATACGCTTCAGTTTGAGCGCCCCGTGCGGGCAGCCCTAGCATAGGCGCCGCGCCTGTGATCTGAGCGGGTGTCATCAGCGCTTGCGTTGCCCCCGCTCGCAGTTGGCGAACGGTTTGGCCAAGCTCCTGCCGCGTTTCTCCTGGAATAAACGGGATCGCTTCCGCAACAGTTGTGCGGGTAGCGGGCGCCGGTTCTACTTCCGCTTTTAGAGCGGACACGTCGTAGCCGTTGGCCTCCAGTTTTTGAATAAGTTGCGAGCGTGTCGTGCCGTCAGGCACGTTTTGTATGACCGTACCATCAGGCAAACGAACATTCATCGCTTTAGACTCCGAAAGTCAATTACTTCCGGCTGCTCACCACCTACCGCACCACGCTGTTGCGGTGCGTAGCGTTGCAGTTCGGGCCGCTCAAACAGCGACTTATCGCCTTCTGTTTCAAACCATGCGTCGCGAGCGCCGCGCATCGTTTTGTTTTCCGCAATCCATTTGCGATAGAACTGGTCTTGCTCAATTGAGCGTTTAGCTTGAGCGCGAGCTACATCCAACATGAATTGGTTGGCTTCAGGCGTATTGCCAAGTTGAGCAAACGTTTGTTCAATTCGCTCGGCGTCTTGGTTAGTTTGCACACCTTTCTGCTCAAGCTGCTTTGCAAGCACATTTTCTTTAATTGCTTGCAAGAAAGTTTGTGCGTTAGTGGCAAACTTGCCAGCATCTTTGACGCCCATCGCCGCCAAAAAATTAGCCGCTTTGGCTTTTACATCCGTACCAAACCCAGTGCGAAAGCCTGCGTCCAGCACTCGTTGTGCAGAATCGATGGAGGTCAACTGACGACGGGCAGATTGCGCCAGCGTCGACACTGTTTCTTCTTCTTTAGCCAACCCTGCGCCGCGAGCTTTTTCTTCTTCCCGTTCGCCTGCGCCAACATTTACGGTCGTACCACCAACCCTGCCCAACGCTTCAATCCGCGCGTCATACGCCGCACGATTGGGGTCGTTAGGCGCGAGTCTGTCGCGCTCCGCGAGCAGGCGTGTCAACTCTGTTTGCACGCCCGGTCGGGCCGGCAGCGTGCCCGCCAGTTCAGCCCGCGATACATCAGTAGCCGCAAGTGCTCGCTGGGTTTCGGCGCCAATGCGCGCAAGTTCTTCTGGCGACTTGGGTTCGACGCCCATCGCCCGCGTGCTGATCTCTTGATTGTAGGTCGGGCTGTTGGGGTTCGTATCGATCGTCACGACACGATCGCCCAGCCGCATTTGGGTGGGTTTTGGCGAGAACGCTTCAAGCCGTTTGTCCGCTTCAACTTGATAGCGTTTGACCACTTCCGGGTCGTACTCTGGCTTGACTGCGTCTTTCAAACTGGGCGCCAACTGCCCAACAAGCCCACGCCAACGGTCATACGACGGTTGGTCATTGACATCTGCAAGGGCGAAACGCAATGTGCCAAGCGATTTAAGCTCTGCGTCACGCTGGGCTTGCTCGCCCTGCCGACGCTCACGTTGACCCTTCAACATCTCGCCGTACAGCGCACGTCCTGGCGCGCCGTAACGCAAGGCTGCCTCCGGGTTTTGCGACAGCGTCGCGTAGTCCATGCCGCCCAGCGCCTCTTCATGCGCCATCTGGCGTTCCATCTGCTGCATCCGCATCTGGTTCAGCGCGTTGGCTTGCTGCGCCTGCTGAAGCTGGGCGAACTGCGCCATCATGTTCAGCGGAGACTCAAACCGAGGCTGCTGAATGCCGGCGGCGATCAGTTGGTTGATTGCCATGCTGACTCCTTACAGGCTGCCTTGGCCGTAGCTGGCTGCGTAGGCGTATGGATCGCCGCCATAAGTCAGCCCTATGTAGGGGTTTCGCGCAGCCAGTTGGTTCATAAACTGGTTTTGCATATAAAGGTTTGCCCCAGTGCCAAACGCGCCGGTCAGCGCGTTTGCAGCGCCGATCTGGCCAGCAGCGCCAGCAGCGCCGATCTGACCGGCAGCGCCCGCTTGGGCCGCGCCAAGGTTTGCCATCTGGCCTGCGATGTTGGACGCAAGCCCTTGGCCAGACTGCTGCATCTGCATAAGCGGCAAGAGGCGCGCGCTGCGCTCGCCTGCAAACTGGCCGTACTCCATCTGGCCCAGCGCCTGACGCCGAGCCTGTTCATCAGCAAACCTGCCGTACTCGGTCTGGCCAAGCCCGGCGCGGCGCGCCTGCTCGTTTGCAAACCGACCGTACTCCATTTGGCCCAAGCCTGCACGGGCCGCGCGCTCTTGCTGGAACCGCTGGAAGGCGTTGCCGTACTCTTGCGAGGCTAAACCTTGGCCAAACCGCTGGAACGCCTTGCCGGCGCCGCCTGACAGGAGCCCACCGCGTGCAGCGGCGCTGCGCTCAAGCGCCTTCAGCCCCTCGGACATCCGGAACGCATAGCCGGGGTCGGCTTCAAAATTGAACCGTTGCGCGGCCAGTTCGTTAATCCCTAGCCCTTCGGAAGGCGCGTACTGTTGCGCTGCAATCTCGCCCGGTGACAGCCCCGCCGTCTGCTGAAACTGTTGGCTATTAATGTCCGCAGCCGACAGTCCGGCTGAAGGGCGGTACTGTCGGGGGCGCCGCAGCTCACGCATCAGCATATTTTGCGCTGCCAAACCGCCTTGCCGGAACGGCGCTTGAGTTTCAAGCTGGCGCTCAAACATCCGCTCTTGCGCCTCCATGCCCTCGCGGGCAGACTGCGCTTGCGTGGCGGCTGCTTTGCGGGACGCGCGGGCGCCCATCGCGCCGCTTAGTAGCGAGCCGCCAATAATTGCCCCTGCGGTTCCGATAGCCATTACAGCACCTCTTTTATAAACGTCCGCTCAAGCGGACGGTAGCCACGGCGGGCGTACAGATTGTGCATCTTTTCCTCGTTTTTGTCAGCCAACGCAAGCATGAAGACAGCGTCTGCACCCGTGCTTTGCGCCCAGTTTTCAATAGCCTCTACCAGCGCTTTTCCGGCGCCGACGCCGCGAGCGGCTTCATCTACCCACCAAAACAACTCCTGCGCGATATGGCGCTGTGCGTTGAAGTAGGCTGGGTAGACAATTGCAGCGGTCATGCCCACTAATGCGCCGTCTTGGTCTGCTACCCAAAAGCCAATGTCAGGGTTGTCAAGCGACGTGTCACAAAAACGATAAAAGCTCTCGTAGTCAAACGGAATCGCTTGATGCACTGGTGACATCGCGTGGAACTTGGCCCCCATATCAACCAACGCTGCCAAGTCTGGCTTGTCTGCGTTACGAACGTTCATGCTTTTAGCGCTTTCAGCTCATCTATTTGTTTGCTCAGTTCTTGAATCGCGCGCACAAGAACAGGGACGAGCGCGCCAGGCGACAGACTCTGCGTGCCGTCGTCGCCCTGATGCCAGATTGATTGACCGTTGGGCAATTGATGCTTGTCAATCGCCGCTTTGACCTCTTGAGCAATGAAGCCTTCGTAGGTCGTATCAGATGCGCCCATGCACGGCGCGGCGTCGTCTGCGTGCAGCCGTTCAAACTCGGGCGGCACGTCGCGCTTGGCTTTCCAACGAAACGTTACTGGCCGCAGATCGTTTACGAAGGCAAGCCCGACGTTGTAGTCTTGGATGTCAGTCTTCAGCCGCGCGTCAGAAGCAGCCGTCCATGTCGTAGCTACACCATTTAGTTGAATGTATACTTTGTTGGTCTGGTCACCTAGTGTCGCATAGGCGTTGGCAAACCCTGTGACGCGGTTGCCGATGACAATCTGGTTGCTGCTGGAAGAAGCCGACACGTCAGCTTCGGCGCCGATAATAACGTTGTAATCGCCAGTTTCAAGCGCAGTGCCGCTCGTCGTGCCAAGGGCTACGTCAGCGCCAACCAGCACATTGAACTCACCGTTTGTAACCTCAAACCCCGCAGCAGCGCCTACGGCGGTGTTGCTGCTTCCTGTAGAGTCGTACAGCGCGCTTTCGCCGATTGCGGTGTTGCTTGTGCCTGCTGAGTTGGTATATAGCGCGTCAAGACCAACAGCGGTGTTGGTGGGCAAACTGTTGGCGCGGCCTGTTCCAACATAGATGCCATTAAATGTGCCAAACTGGATAATGTTGAGCGTGTCAGTCGTAAAATTTTGGCCAAAGGTCATGGCGGCGTTGGTTGACCGCAACACAGGCTTACCGTCAACGGACAGACCCAACTGGCCAGCAGCCACGCGGTACAGGCCACTGTCGCTATCGTTGGCAAACGAATAGGTCGGCAGCGCGGCCGTGCCATTCGCACCCAAGATCCGCGCGGCTGAGATGTTGGAACTGACGTTATCGACCGTCCAGATCGTGGAGTCGGTCGAGGTCTTCAACAAGAACTTGTAGGGGTCTTGTCCTAGCCAAATGTTCGCCTCGCCGCGCGAGTTCAAAATCACCGGATTGGTGTTGGGCGTCGCGCCGGTCGAGTCTGTGTAGGTCGCAAGCGGTGTGGTCGTGCCAGCCGCGTAGGTGTACAGTTTGCCGGCAACGAGCGGATTGCCGTCGTTGTCGAAGAACTGTAGCCGGGGTGCGGGAGATAAATTAAAGCTCATAGGGCCACCTCAGAAACGGTCAGAATGGCCGATGGAATGGCCGGGCAGAAGGCGGTCGCCGCTTCTGCGATCAATTGTACCGAAGTCGTGTCGACCGCCCACATCAGTTCAAAGTAGCTGCCGCCTTGCATGTTCAGCATAAACGACCACGCGGCAACCAACTCTGCGTTGTTGCCTTGAATGCGGGCGCGGCCGGCTGAAAACGGTACGTCAATTCCATTGATGCGCGGCCAAATAAAGACACTGCCTACGCCGCCTGAGGTCTTGTCCAGTTGCAGCGAAAATTGGATTTCGTAGACGCTTACATCAGGCACAAAGATGCGCGAAGTTGGCGTGCCACGCTGAATGGCAAACGATACCGTCTCGCTGTTGAACGTGACCGCGTAGGGTGTGTCAATCGCAGCAGCGGTCTGCGTTGTGGTGTCGTAGAACGATCCGTAGCGCGGGCTGCGGTTCAAAAACCGATACCACTCCCGCGACATCAGGTCAGCGGTCCCGGCCTCAAGCAGCGGCACGCGCTGCGCTGGAATGCGGAAGGGGGTTGGATTAGGCATTGGTGGCGCTCGCGGTGAGTTCAGCCCCCATGATCGCGATCTTGACCGGGTCGGTGCCGCTCACCTCGTAGACGCGGTCGCGCAGCCTTACCGTGCTGCCCAGCCGCCGCCAGATGACCCGCGTGCCGGTGGCGCCGATCGCGCCCATCGACCGCCAGTGCTCGCTTGACCAGTTGTGGCCAGCGTCGTCCGACCAACGCAGCATGACCTGCGGGTCGGAGCCTTGCCCGGTTACCAGCCCCACGCCTGACTCGCAGTCGAGCTGTAGGTTGTGCTGCACCGTGCGCTTGAGGTTGTTTTGGCCTGTGGGCAGCGCCCGCCAAGACCGCAGCCACCTTTGCGGCAGCAGATTGTCGGTGTAGACGTCGGGGTCCAGTTCGTAAAGTTTGCCGTTCTCAAAATCGCCCGCGATGATCTTGCCGTTGAAAAGCGCCATCGTGTTGGGCCTGTAGCGCGTAAAGGCGCCGTCAATCCAACCTGCACGCTCATGCCACAATTGCGTACTCAGGTCATAGACCCACGTCTTAGCCACGGTCGGAAAGGTCAGGACGTAGAACGGATGCCCGTCCTGTTGGTACGCCATGCCAATTGCATTTGATATGTCGCCGTAAGCGCGGATCGCCGTTTCAATCGCATGCGTGCTGACGCGCTCGCCAACGTAGCCGTTGGACCGGTAGACAATTCCTTGGCCTTCCGCATTTCGGCCGAGCCAAAAGACGCGGTTAGACACTTTGGTGGTCGAGTACCTGGCCACACAGCCAATCTCGTTAAAGGCGCCTGCGATGCGCTCAAGCGGGAAGTCAGGCCCGCCCGCGTTGTACCAGACCTCAGTTGACGTCTCGCCAAACACCCACACTTCACGGTTGCTAACCAACACCGACACAATGTTGTCAGGCGCCCCTTCAGCGCTTGCGAAGTCCAGCGGGTCGACCGACGTGCCGTCCAGCAGCGCGGTCACCCATAGCTTTTGGCTGTTAGGCTCGGCGAACACAAAGTATCCGTCTATAAGGCCAACCGAAGACGCGCCGGGAAAGTCAGGGTCCGTGATCTGTTGAAATTGGTTGGTGTCAACGTTGTAGATAAAACTGCTGCCAGATGGATCGCTACACGCAAAGAATACTTGAACGCCGTTGTAGGCGATCGACACTGGCCCAGCGCCCAAATTAGCGCTGACGGTCGTTCGAAGCGTCGTACCGTAGTCAGATTCCACCAGCCAAAAACGAGTGTTGGTGCCTAGCGCATCGTCTGACGTGACTACCAACAACAAGTCCAGCCCGTCGTTTTGCGGCACTTGCGGGTTAGATTTGTTTTGCGGAAGAACAAACATTCCCCGGATCGGCCCGCCTGTAAGTTGCACGACAGGTTTAAGCCCTGGCGTGCGCCGCAAAAAAGCAGGCTCCTTGCCGCCTTGCTGCACTACTTCCGGATAGAGGTTGACGCAGCGGTCGTTTGCGGCGTTGATGCTCGCCGCGACATAAGAAGCGCCAAGAATGGGCGTCTTCATCAGTAGCCGCCTGCGAAGATGTTGAAACGCTGCCTACGGCGCGCGATCAGGCTGTACGGCAGCGCCATGATGTCGTCGGGATTGTTGATGCGCTTCAGGCTGCGCTTGGACGCCATCGCAATCCGCTGCACGGTGGGCGGCGGCTCAACACCAAACTCAGGCGCGAGCTCGCACGCGAGGCAGTACCGGAACGCCCGCAGGTAGCCTGGCGGGAACTGAAGGATAGTGTTAAGCGACGCAGCCTGCGTGAGCGGCTGCACCGACACCAGATGAAATTCCAGATCCTTCGTCGGACGCGGGTACAGGTACATCTCGACGTTGGGGAAGGTCATGTTGACCCACATCATCTGTGGGAACGTGCTCCCCGCAGTCTTCAACGCAATCCCGTTGTACTGGTCTTGGTTGATGAAAAGGATGTCGTAGGACAGACCACTGCTGGTGTCCTTGAAGTAGGTGCTGTCATCAAGCAGGATGGGGCGCTGCCCAACGAAGTCACCAGTCGGCCCAAGCGATCGGCTGATTGTGTTGGCGGGCCAAGTAAAGACTTGATCCTGCGTCGAGAACACCGACAGACGTTCGGTCGACCAAGAGTCGATCATTTGGTTCATCGCCGTGAAGGCGTCGTCCGATGTCTCAGGCGAAGGCGTCTCACCTTCGGCCAACTGACCGATGAGGCGCAGCGCCCCGTTGATCAGGTCGCCTGCCGAGACGCCGGCGCCGGATAGCGTGAGGATGGTCATTCCGTAGGCTCCTCGGGCGCCGGCACCTCAGTCCACCGCTGGTGCCAGACACCATTGATCAGTTCAGGCTCAGTATCGCGCAGCGTCATGCCGGGCGACGGACGAGGGCGCGGCGTAGGCAGCACAAAGCGAATGCCAGCGGCTTTCAACGCTTCGACGTTGGTGTTGGGCGGGAAGGTGCCGTCAGGCTTGAGCAGAAATTGTTTCATAGGTAGGTCACCACGCGCACGAACCCGTCGCCACCGTCGCCACCTGCCCCGGAGTCAAACGCTCCAGACGCAGCAGCGCCGCCACCGCCACCGCCGCTAGGGTAGCCGCCTTTTCCGCCAGCGCCTGCTACTAAGTCAGTACCGCCTCCAGAACCGCCACCGGAACCGCCGACAAAGTAGTCCAGCAGACCGTCAGCCCCTACGCCGCCGTTGCCGCCAGCGGTTCCAGCAGCACCGCCGCCGCCGGTTGCCGTTGCAGGATCGCCCGAAAAAAATGCGCCGCCTAGCCCACCCGCTGCGCCAGTCGCGGACGCTGTAGATCCGCCACCAAAGCCACTACCACCGCCACCACCACCAGACACATAGCCACCCCTTCCCCCCGGATTTCCATTGGTAGCTGTCCCAGACCCACCGGCACCTGCGTAAAACACAGACCCAGATCGATACTCTGCTAGCCGTTGACGCATTACGCCACCACTGCCGCCGCCTGACGTTCCACCACCGCCGCCACCAAAACTACTGGCGACAGTAAAAGAACCAAACTGAGTGCTTGCGCCTGGGTTACCGTCATTACCATTAGTTTCGTCAACCGTTTGCGCCGCGCCCCCAGCGCCGCCAGCGCCGACAACTATCGTTTCTGTTGCACTTAAAGCACTGGCCGGAACACGAATCTCCATGCGTGAGCCCGCAGCACCGCCGCCGCCACCCCAAGCTGAATTAACAGTAGATGCACTTCTGCGCCGCCCAGACCCACCACCAGAGCCGCCGCTGTACATCAGCACCTCAACGTACCGAGCGCCGAGCGGCTTCGTCCAAGTCGATGTGCCGGCCGTTGTGAACTCTTGGATGTCGACGGCGCCCTGCGAGGGTGTCGGGTCGTTCAACGTGATGCCGGTGATAGTCTTGCTGGTGTAGCCAGCAGCGGTGATGACGGCGCTGTAGATGCCGTTGGCTGCGTAGAAGATCCAGCCGCCGGAAGCGTTCGTCGTGATGGGGTTTGACTGAAGCGTCAGCCCATCATCGGAATAGATTGTTGCGAGCGCGCCTAGCGAGTCATAGACGTAGACCAGCGCGCCGCTGATCGGGTTGTTGCCGCTGTCTGTGACAATGTCATAGTAGCTCTGCATGAGCGGTGTCCTTCCGACGCCGCCGCGCAGGCGCGGCTAGCTCGTTGGTCGAAGGCGCCTCGGCCTCGTCCGGATCATACCGCACCCAGCCATTCTTTTCATCCTGTTCGGCCTCCAGCTCCATCGTAGCGACTTTTTCGCCGTGGTTGGGGTGCCGCAGGTAAATTATTGCCATGTGTATGCAGCGGGGGCCGAAGCCCCCGCTGTCCATCAGTTGCCGGCCATAACGACCCAATTCGTGCCATCTTCGCAAACCAGCGTTGCCCAAGCACCCGCTGACGCGGCCAAAATGGCCGTGGCAGCAGTGTTTGAGGTACGCGGCTTGACGTTAGACGACGCGGAAATGACCGTGTAAGTGCCCGACAAGTTTTTGAGGTAGACGGTCCGTCCGATGTAAGCAGCCCCGCTGGGCAACGTCACAGTGACGTTGGCAGCGGAGCCGTTACAGATGACGTAGTTTTCATCTTCGCCCAGCGTAAAGCTGGCGGTCTTGGTGACCGGAGCGTTGAGGTAAAACGACGTCAGCGCCGGATCGGAGTACGCCACGCCAACAGATTTAGTATTCGGCATGACGTAGCTCCTTTAGGCAATCTTGTAGACCGTGTACGCACCCTCTGCGGTCTTGCGGAACCGAAACGCTGCGCTTGAGGTGATGGCTACCACAACAAAGGCGTTGCCGCCATCTGTGATGCCAGTCGCCGTAGCTAACGTGACGGTGCCGCTTGACGTACCGATGTTGACCAAGTTCAGATCAAACGTACTGCCAACAGTAGCGTTGGGCAGTGCCGTATCAATCAGAGCAGCGGTCGGCAGCGTGTAGGTTGCAGCAGAAGTGGAAGGGTTGGCTACCAGCATACCGCCCAAAATCTGGGCGGCGGTCAGGGTCGCCGTGGAAGTTGCGGTTTGCGGTGTGTCCGCATAGCCCATCGTGGTTTCTGCACGATTGCCAGCGCCGACCTGATAGCCGCCTGCACCATTAGAAAGAGCCATGATTTGTTCCTTTACAGAAAGGGTTTAACCCCACATACGGCAAGCGAGTTGCGGACGAATGACCGAGTAGCCGTAGAGGACGTCAATACGGCAGGGCATCCTGTCGTTGTTGATGTCGTACTGGCGCACGATCCGCATGGAGATCCCGTTGTGAACTTGGCGGCTCGCCATGTCCACGCCCTGCGGCATCACAAGGTCAGCGGTTGCAAACGCGATTGCGTCTTTGTGATAGAGCAGGTTCTGCGGGTACTGGGTGCTGGCGCTGCCCAAGAAGGTGACAGTTGCAGTTGCCTGCGGGAACGAGTCCACGGTTGCCAGAGCCTGACCGGAGGTGTAGATCGCCGGGCTGACGCTGACCGTGTACGCACCCGCCACCGCAACAGCATCGGCGGTCGCTACGAACTGCTGAAGAGCACCAGTCGACTCACGGGTTTGCGGATTGACCGCATAGACGTTCGCAACGGTGAACACGTCACCTTTTTTGATGGTCTGCGTGCCGGTGCCGGTGATTGCGATGGTCGTCGCGCCCTGCGTGCTGACGGTGGAGGTCACCGTGTGCGCGCCAGTACGGGTGCCGGTCGTGTGCTGCTTGATCGACTGCGACATTGCCATCTCGTCGTAACCCAGAATGCCTTCGCCCATCAGGCCCGACTTAAACTGACGGCTGATGGTCGACACCGGGTTGAACAAGCCCTTCATGCCCTCAACCAGACCGGCGTTGGCAGCCGGGTTAACGGTGGCGTAGCGCGGGCTCATTGGCGCGGCGGCCTCGTTCAGCTTCTGCTGACCTTGGAGCAGCACCAGGCTGGTCGACGGAACGGTGCCAGGCGTGCCAACCGAGGCAAAAATGCCTTGGTAGGAGTTCGCCACATCGGCGTCGATGCTGGAGGCCAACTGACTGACCCGAGGCTTCAACACACGCTCGGCGAAGTCGTCGAGCTGCATGGTGAGTTCAGCAGTCGTGAAGTTGATGCCGATGTGCTTCTGGCTAGAGACGGTGAGCGTGGTGAACTGCTCATTGTCGTCCTGCACTTGCAGCGCAGCACCATCGGTCACCAGCGCGCGGTCCGGCAGACGGATACGAAGGGTCGTACCAATCTTGGCGCCTTCCTGCGCGAACGAGTCGTCATATTGACGATTCACGTTTCGAGTGATCACTAGGTTGTTTTCGAGGATTTCGAGAGCCTTCCTCGTGATCATGTCAATCGTAAGAATGTTATTTGCCATGATGGCTCCTTAAACTTGCTGTTGGGCTTGCCACTTGCGGATCTGCCGTTGGCGCTCCGCTTCGATCCACGCAGTAGCATCCATCGCTTTGACCGAGCGAGGATCCGTGGTGTCGTAAGCGGGCGTTCCAGCCGTTCGCGCTGTGACAGGCGTGATGGGCGCCGGGGCGCTCGATTGCTTCCTGACCGGCATTGGACTGCTGGCGAGTTTCGCCTCAATCTTGCCGATCTCCTTGGCCTGCAAAATCGGGCTCAAGCGGGAGATGCGATCAGCTTCCTTTGGATGACTGCCTAAATAATAGGCAAGGTCAGGTCCAGCGTCAGAAGCCTGAATCGTTTGCGCCATCACGGTGGTGATTCGCAGGTTCGGGTTGTAGGCGACCGTTTCAAAGTCGTCGTACTTGTCCCGCGCTTGCTCTTCCCGTTCCGCATACGTCTCCAGCAGCTCGGCCTGTTGGCGCGCCATGTCCCTTTGCTGGAGAAGCTGTTGAGCCTTCTGTTCGGCCAGCGCTTGCGCGTAGGCTTCAACCGACTCAAACTGTTCTGCCGGCGGCAGTTCCTTGGGCGTCTCGGACGTTTGCTGCTGGGGGCGCTGTTGGCGCTCCCACTTGCGCTGCTCTCGCGCAAGCCGTTTGGCAACGATGGCGTCAAGCTCTTCTTGAGTGAAGGTCTTGGTCGCTTCCGGCGTTTGTGGTGCTGCTTCAGCGGGTTCAGGTGCCGTAACCTGGAGCTCTGCTGGCGCGGGGGTCTGTTCGACCTGTACCGCTACTTCTTGGTCTGACATGGTTGATTCCGAAGAATCCCTGGTGTAGCGCACCAGTACGCACTGAGGTTAATCGTTTTGCGTGGCGGGTGTCAAGCTGCTTTGCTGCTGAATCTGCTCACGCAGTTTTTGCCAGATCGCAACAGACACTTCCAGCGGCAGTTTGCCCAGGCCCATAGCGATGATGTTGGCTTCTTCAACCGTCACGGTGATGGTGAACTCTTGCATCATGCTGCCCAGGGAAGAGGAGGTTGAATCACAGGTGGGTTGATTTGGTTGTCGATCTGAGCTTGTACCGCAGCCTCAGTCGCGTCTTTGTCCACGCCATTCGCCCAAATCCAGCCCAGCACTTGATCCTGCGTCAGATCAGCGTAGGGGGTGAAGTTTGCCGGGTCAGCAGGGGGCAGTGAGCAGGTGGAGTACACGCTTGCGCTGTAGCTGTCCTGTGTGCCGTTGCAGCGCCAGCCCACGGTGATCACCGCTTCGGCGGGATCAGCAGAGGTCGGTGTGGTGTTCATCCATTCGATTTTCCAGACGGGGGTCATTATTTACTCCTCAATGAATTCGTGAACCGCGTCAAGACCGAAATGGTCGTTAACGAATTTCAGCAGACGCTCGACATCAATCCGCAGGACTTTTCCTGTCGGGGTGTGCTTGGAATGGAAAATCCATTCGTTCGTTTCAGTATCGTGCGGAGATAGCAGCGTGGCGTTACCGGCTGCATCCATAACTCTTGCTTCACCTGCGGTTGAATAAAAGGATACCCCGTTTGCCAGAGTGCCAACAGGAGCCGTGCCGTCGAAGATGTCAACTCGGTTTGTTCCTGCCGTTGTCGCACGGGCAGCCGTGCCACCGACTTGGACGCTGCCGCCAGACGATGTTTGAAAGTCCCCACCGCTGGTGATACGGGCGCGTTCGGTGGAGCCCGTTCCAGTTCTAAAAAGGATAGTGCCACTTGCCGTTCCATTGGCATCAATGTTTATTTGGTCAACAGTAGTTGTGTAGATGCGACCAGAATTTGCATTTCCTGCGCGGAGCGTGATGATTGAACCGCTGGTTCCGTTGAGCGTAAACCCTCCGTAGTTTGAATCGTTTTGAGGACTTGTAGTCCCCACCCCCAAATTCCCACT